TGCTCGACCGGCACGCCCAGGTTATCGCTCATATCCATGAGCGCGCCAGCCATGTCGGTGAGTCCGACCACAAAATCTTTGATCTTATCGACGGCAAACACCCCGGCCGCCAGCCCTCCCAGCTTTCCGAGCATGCCACCCATTGCGCCCATCCCTCCGCCGCCCGCGCCCTTTGCAGAGATATCTGCCATCTCCTTGGCTGCCTTCTCTGCCTTGCGCTTGCCCTTTGCAAGCCCTTCATCCATCCCGCTCGCGTCCACCCCCAGCTTTGCCATCAAGACCGAGCTCATTGTGCCACCCCCATTTTAGTGTTCAGTTCCCGCAGATAGTCGCCGACCACCTTGGATGATTTGCGGTTGATGAGTGCAGCCCGGTTTCCTCCGCTGGCAATGTGCCGCAGCCGGAACAACTGGAAAACCAGCGCAACCTCGAGAGCGAGTATCTCCGAGATCGGCCATGAATATTCGCTGGCGATTGCGTCGACCATAACCGCACCACTGCTGGCAACTGGTGCCGAGGAAACCGCGGATCCGGTCGATGAGGCTGGCGCGTCCAGAAACGCCTCGTCGATGAATGCGTTGATGCCTGCGATGAGCTCCGAGGTTGCCACGTTGCGAACGGCCCGCATGGTTGCCCGGTTGCGCCGCTTGAGTAGGAAACGCTCAAGCCACCCTTGCCCTGGGCGCCTGTAGTTTGTGGCCTGCATAACCAGCACCCTCAGACAATCCATGCGGGAAATGAAGCCACCCGAGACAAATGGAGACTTGATGGCTTGCAGGTGGATGAGGTCCTGAACCGTGAAAGGCCGAACCTCCACACCGCAGATCTGCGTGCCGATGCCCAGCAGCACGGACGATCTTGCGGCCTGCTCTGCCTCAACCGCTTCCTTATAACCGGGGATGTCGTGGAGGTTCATTCGTCCTCCCGTCCGGTTAAGGCGCGGGCGTGTTGATGCGCTTCCTGAAGGAGACGTTGACCTTGGTTTCGGCGTCCTGGCTGAAGCTCTGTCCGACCTGAGAAATCAGGAAATAAACGGCCGTTCCGCCAATGGTCGTGATCTGGAAAGCGTCACCAATCGAAGGAAGCACCGTGGCACTGCTCGCGAGCTGGAGGGTTGCGGTCCCGGTCACAAAGCCCTCGACGATAACCTGACCGGAGGGAACTCCGTACTCGTCCTTCTGCTCGATGATGGTCGAGGGGGCATCGATGCTGATGTTTTCGGCAACGTAGGCAACGGTGTCGATCGTGACAACCTGTGAGCCAAAGACGAGGCCGCCGTCATTTGTGGTTCCTGCTGGGTCGGGCATAATCTTTCAAGGTGTGTCAACTCGGCCACGCGTTCGAGCGGATGCACACAATCGCATCCCATTGGATGGTGGAAAAGTCCGTGTCGTCCGTGTCATCCACCCCCCGGTCTGTGCCGCTCTCTTGAATCATTGAAAGCGTGTGGAAGGGAAGCGTGGCCTCGCTGAAACGGTCGGTGAAATACTGTCCGGCCAGCCGCACCTTTGAGATCCACTCTTGATGCAGAGCAGGCTGCGCATCGAACCGCTTTGTCTTGATGTTGCAACGGATGGTCGCTTGCCATGCGTCCATCGTCCACTGCCCAGGTGTGACCTCGAAACGGTGTCCGGTTGGTGCGCCGAGCGCGCACTCGACGTCCACCCGGGGAACGGTCAGAACATCCTCGGAAATGCTTTTGAAGACCGTCAGGCCGTCGGCTTCCAGCACGGTTTTCCAAGCGGTTTCTACCGCATCCTCGACACGGTACAGGGTTGCTAGATCGGGTGCGCTCATGCTTCGGGTGGGTCGGCAACTTTCTTTTTACGCTTTGTCGGTGGCTTTGCAAAAAGCCCAGGGTATCGCTTCGCTCTCATTTTGATGTCATCGAAAAGCCCGTGCTCCATCTCGATGTTGAAAGCCTCGCGCCTAGAATCCAGAACCGCTTGGAACTTTTTCTTAAACTTGATCATCCCGAACCAGCGGTACTTGTTGACCAGAAGGGTGAAAAAGGTGTCTCCGCTTTCCTTCTGTTTTCCGTCCCCGTTGTCGTATGCTCGCTTGCCTCTGGTGCGCGCTTTTTGAACGTACTTCGGGGCTTTTGCCAAGTCTTCAAGGTTGAGATCTCGGGCGATTTTGAGCCATGTTTTTTTAGCAAAACCGCGAGCCTCAAGGATTCTCTCCCCGATATTCGCAAGCTTCGCAGTCCACCGTGCCTTCGCCTCTTGGTATGTGTTCCACCGCTTGTTGTTCCAGCGTCGCGTTGGGTCATCGACGTAAAGAGTCATCTTCCCGGTCTCATCGGATTTTTGCCGCAAGAACCGCTTGTCCGGCGCCTTCTTGAGAGCGTTCACCAGAAAAGTATTGTCCGGGTTTTTGAGGTAGCCGATCTGGAGGGTTGAAATTTTCTGCGCCCTTTCTGCGATCTTCTTTTTGCTGGCGGCCGGTGTCTTCTTGATCATCGCCCGCAGCACAAGCCCTGTCTGCACGCGCACGGCTTCCTTGAAGCTTTTGCCGCTGATCTTCGCGAGATCCTCACAGGCCTGCTTGAAGCCTGTCGTGTCCAGCCTGATGAAGACATTCGCCATTATCGCGGCACCGGAACGGGCTGCTCCTCTTTAAGCATGACGCGCACGCACGGGTCGTCCGGGTCGTCATCGATCTGCACGATCCGCACCCATTTACCATCAAGCTGAGCAGCGCCACGCACGACCAATCCTAGCCGCTCCTGCTCGGTGCGCAGAAGCTCGATGGTTAGAGAGAAGTCCCCGAAAAGCCCGGTGGCTTGAAGCGCCAGGGTTTCGGTGAATGGCGTGACAACGCATTTTGCAGAGAGTCCCGAGCGCGTGATCGTGTTCCCGCACTCATTCGCGACCTCGGAAAATCCCTGTCGCATCAGATCGAAAAATTCTCCCATGTGTTTGAAACAAAGAAGGGGGGCGCCAGTCGCCCAGCGCCCCCCTCGGTTGAGGTTTTAACCTGTCACCGCTTGGCCTTCCGCTCTGGCTCCAGGGGGGCGTGACAGAACGCTTTGCGGCGCAACCTGCCCTGCGCGGTGTCGACCAGCCAAACCTCGTCGAACGAGGATGATCCGGAAACACCGCCGCCCTGAACGATGGATGTGAACGCTTTTTTGACTGCGCTCAGTTCACCGGGTTTGCCGATGAGACTTGGCGTGCCAGCCTTCACCCCCAAGACCATTGCGAAGTTTGCCATGATTAGGCGGACACGAGGCGCTTGATGCCCGCGGCGATGCCAACGGCCGAACCGTAGCAGCACTCCCACACCTTTTTCTTGGTGCCGGAATCCTGATCGTACCACTCGCGCACGCCGATGGTGATGCCGGTAGCGGCATCGGTCAGCGCTTCGGCGCGGATGTAGCCATTGCCTTCCTGCGGAGCGAGGTAGCGAATCGCCACCGCGAGAGCCGAGGGATGCACTGCGAAGCCGACGAGGTTCTCGCCGTTTGCGGGGATCAACGTGCTCTTGTAGAGGTCGAAGCCAGCCAAGCGGGGCATCTTGCCATCCTGCAAGGGGCCGGTGGAGCCGTAGGCCTGAAGAACCGTCACACTCTGATCCTTCAGCAGGTTCGAGTAATAGGTCTCCTTCAGCACGAGGCCGCGCATGTCTTCCGGCATGTTGGCGGTATCGCACAGGGTGGCGAGGTCGATGGCCGCATCAACATCGAACGCCGAAGCTGCTCCGGTGAACCCGGCAGCGCCGAAGTTGGCGAGGGTGATATTCGCCATGATGTCCTGCACAACCTTCTTGCCGAGCTGGGCGCCCTTCTGCTTGCCGTAGATCTCGAGGTTGAGCACGGAGGAGGAGGCCACCTCGACGTCGGTGAGGCTGCCGGACACGTAGACGGGCTGGCCGAGGGTGATCTCGACAGCGTCAGAATCCAGATCCTGGATGACGTAGTCGGCGCCCGCGACCTTCGTCACGGCTGCGTCCGCTGCGGAGATCCGAGGGATGCTGATTTTGTCGCCCCGCTTCGCCGCGTCAGCGTTGAAGGAGACGGTGAATGCCTGCAATGGCAGGAGAGCTGCGACGAAACCGTCGAGCACCCCCTGCGAGATGATGTCATCGTTGATTCCAGTGATGGAGTTGGACATGGGTTGTTTGGGTTACTTGGTGGATTTCGCCGCCGCGAGAATCTCGTTGCGGTTGGATTTGAGGAACGCCAACCACTCGGTCGACGTCTTGTTCTTCCGCAGTTCTTCGAACCGCTCGAGAATGTTGGAGCCTTTTTCAGGCTGAATTTTGTCGTCGCTCTGCGCGGCGATCGCGACTGGAGCATGACCAGCAGCCGCGACGAGTGCGGTGGCTTTGGCGTTGACCTGCTCGGCAACCGAGGCGGCCTTTGCGCGCTCGGCCTCGAGCTCGGCGCGCAGGCTTTCGCACTCGGCCTTAGAAGCGACGAGGTTGGCCTGTGCCGCGTTGAGCTCATCGGTCAGGCTGGTGATGCGCGCCTGGGCTTCGAGGAGATCATCGGAGGATTTGACGAGGAGAGCTTGGAAGTCTGGCAGGATAACCTGCTCCTCGATTGCGTTTTGGGGTTCTGCGGTTTCCATAGAGTTTTCCTCCTCCTCGATTTCCTGCTCGTGCTCGGCGTATTTGGCCGCGGCCCATTCCATCGCGCGCTCGGAATCTGCCTTTGGCCAGCCGCCCCACAGAGCATGTGCAACCATTCCGGGAGTCGGTGGGTCTTGATCGTCCGGCACACCATCCAAGTCTCCCATGTGGCGAGCGAACCATGCGGCCATTGCTTGAGCTTTTTCAGGCGAGACTAGTCCTCCGCCCGCAATCGCGCGCGCTGCCTCGATCGTCGAGTCCGCAAGACCATCACCACCGTAGCCCTCCTCAAACCAGTTGAGGCCGCGCCGGAAATTGTCCCGCATCCAGCCGGGGGCTGGCCACGGGTTGGCGAACTCGAACACGCCAGAAGGTGCTTTTGCGGAGATGGCGGA